GTGAACCAGAATGATCCATCCGGCGGCTCGTAAATGTTCTAACGCATCCGATTCGTTGATCTTGTTGATGCGGCTTTTTGTGTTTGACCAGCTAGTTGATTGCACCGCTACGGTCTCGCCATCGCGAATCGCGAGGATGTCGATGATTCCGAAAAGATCCTGTCTGATTCTAGCGTGAGGATTCCACCGCTCGACAACCTGGACCAACTGGCAGGTCTTCCGCAGATGGGCCAGACTGCGAGCGGTGGGGGATTGTTTCATGCGCCCTCCCAAATTCGGAAAATTTCCTCTGCCGAATGTTTCCATTCAACCGCGTCCAAAATTGAAACGCCGCAAAAAACGTCTTCCGGTTGCGCAATTTCAAGATACCGAACCTCTTCTTCATTCCGTTTTAGCTTCAGCTCGGCAATATTGAAAGGCGAGCCAATGATATCGGTTTCCCAAACTGCTTCATGCAAATCCTTGGCTTGAATCAGGGCAAATCTAGCCCCCCTGCAATTCTCGCCCCAATCAATCAAAAAGGTTTTCATGCTTCCTCCTTTGCCGCTTGTGTTTCTTGGTCCCAAGCATCTTCAAACTGCCGTGAGAACTGAATCAGCACATCGCGCAACGAATCGGTAAAGGCATCGCGCTCGACGAGGATCCGAAGCGATGCCAGACCAGGTGACCAGCTTTGGAACCACCATGCCTCCGCTCCGGTCACAGCCATGCACCCGTGAACCTGATAAAGGTAGGAATCAGGAAGGATCCCAGCTCGACGGTATTCGATGTGTGTTGATGGCACTGGAACTTTGCCTTCAAATCCGATGCTCGCGCCTTCGACAAGGCCATCTGGCGAACATCCGAACCAGCCGTAATTGCTCTGACAAAAGCCCACCTGGACCAACTTCTTTCCGGTAGCCGTTTCAAACGCTTCAACCGCTTGCGGCTCCATCTCAGTGCCGCGCTGCATGGCTGCGTTTTCAAAGTTGGGATTTTGCCAGCATTTGGCCCGTTCGCTGATGAGCTTACAAATCGCCTTCTCTCTCGCCCCGTCTGCAACCTTTCCTTTGGCCAATAGCCACGGGCCGAAGTTCGACGCCGTGAGGACTCCACGGCGAAGGTCGTGCCATTCCTCTGAGCGTTGCTCGCAGTAATAGATTGTGCAGTCTGGAAATTCTTTCATGCTGATGCCAACGTTCTGGGTTTGGTTGCGAAGTCGAGACGAAGCGCCCTGTCGAGGATGTCATCGTTGGGCAGGTGATTAATGCTCGGCAGTATCTCCGGTTTAGCCGGCTCGATGCGCGCAGGAATGACTTCGCGCTTCGATGCTGGGACCAGCTTTCCGCGAACCATCTTGGCGTCTTTGGCCGGGATCACTCTCGCCGGAATGATCCTTTCCTCGGTGGCATCAATGCCTGTCTGGAAATCGCATTTGCCGCCAAGGCCAACGTAGAGATCGACTCGGCGCTGCATTTTGGCCCTCTGCCGTGATGTCAGATCAAAGTTCTTGATCTGATACTCGGGAAGAAGGCGCCGAATCGCTGCGAGGTTCAACCGAATGGTTGGATTTCCGCCCAGGTGATCGATGTGATAGATTGAGACTTCTTTCATAGTGTTTCAAGTGTTGGGAAGCTTTCATCGAATGCCCATTTGAGAATTGTTGTGGGCTTGTTTTCTGCATGGGCCTTGAGTGCCTTGATGCCAAGGGCGGCGATCTCATGTTGCGAGAATTTACCTCGCGTCTTGTTGCTCTCGCGAATCAGGAGCTTTCGGAATGCCACTGCGGCAGAACTCCCGATTCCGGTCTCGACTCCGTTGAAGAACGATTCGGTTTTATCCTGCCCAATTCGCTCAAGAGCTAAAGATGCGAAGAAGGTTTTTCGCACCTTGCTGACGAGACCCTCAAGCACGTTCCACTTTTCAATGGCCCACTCAATCGAGTCGTAATGCTGGTAATATGCATCAAGAACTTCGGTCTTCGAAAATCGACGGGTTCCAAGATTCTTACCGTCCGAGTAGCTCATCCACATCTTGGCGACACTTGACTTTGTAGCGTAGCTTGCGATTTCCTCGTATTTGAACGCATCTGAATAAGTCCTTGGAGTCCCTCCATCAATTAGCGGATAAGCCTTTGGATCGAGTCCGCGAACCACCAAGACAACCGGAAAAAAGTCGGCTTGCAGGAAAGCGTGAAGGCGATGCTGTGCATCGATCAATGCGCCATTCCAATCAAACCGAATTGCGTCTCCCGTAAACAACCATCTATCGTTGGTCATGTCGCGGACTGCCATCTTGACGAATTCCGGCTTGAGGTTCCGTTGAAAATCCGGCAAAGCGGAAAGCCACTTCTCGCAGATCTCGCGTGAGGTTTGCTCAAACGACACTTCGATGCCGTTGTAGGAAAGCTTGTCGATCATGCTGCACCTCCCTCTTCGATGACTTCAGCCTGCGCCTCGATGGCGGGAGCGATGGGAGCGGCAGAAGCAAACGAAACCTTCGCGGCTTCCTGCTCTGCGCGATCCCGAGGAGATTCTGCCGTCCACTGGCGCATCCGTTCTGCATCCTCTGGGTCCATAAACGACAAGCCAAAGGCAACGCGAGCGCACTGAACGAAGGCTCGATGCCGCAGCATCCTGACGGGTTGGTTGTTCCAAGGTGGAGTGTTCCGCTTGCACTCGTCCAGGTATTCAGTCACCTCGACTGCGCGTCCACGATCTTTGCGGTAGATCCGGCAGGTGATCGACTCAAGCTTGCCGTTGGGCTGGTTGATGTCGAACTCAGTGCCGTCGAAGGCAGGGTTGTCGTTTACGATGCGATACCAACCGTCAACGCCGATAATGGGGACGATGCCTCCGCTTTTAGAATCAGGGAAGGCGTAAATCTCCTTGGTGAACGGATTCAAACCGTATTCGTTGGCAACGACGCAGAGTGCCATCATCTGCGAATCGGTAGCGCCCTTGAAGGCAGTTTCCTTTAGGGTTGTAAGGAGCGCGGCAGGCTCGACGTTGTATTTTGTCGCCATCGTAGCGAGGGCGGATTGACGCGACCGAGGTGCGTCAGTTGTAGCGATTTCGTTTTTCATTTGTCTCTTTTTTGGTTCTAAATAGTGGCCGTGACATTGTCACGCAGACCGCCCATAAAGGCGCTTCGTGGTCTCGCGGATCTCAGCGACAACCTCGTTGTAGTTCGCGACCTTCTCGCCCTTCCATCGGTTATTGTTTGAAGTCACAAGCGCAACGCCTCGCTTGTAGGTCTTTTCCATCATGCGGCGTTTTTGGAGAGTGTTTTTGTTAGCCATGTTGTTTTTTTGGTTTTGATTTTTCGCGTATCAGTCGCGCCCCTGCCCGTTGTCGGGAAAAATATCAAGAGCCAGCCCGTAAAGCTCCTCCTCGGCGGCATCGACGGCGGCGAGTCGGATGCCTAAATTTTTCAACATCCGCACCTGGACCGCGAGGCCGTCGTAGATCAGGTGGTCGCACGATTCGCGTTTGCGAAGTCGAAAGGCGCGGATCTCAGCAATGAGAGCGTCAGTCTCGCGCTCATGGTTTGCGAGTAGTTGGTCGATGTTCATGGTTTATGAATCAGGTAATCAATGGCAAAGTCGTAGTCGCGGCGCTCAACAACGGACGGGTCGAGTTCCTCCCCTGTTTCGTTATCGATGACCGCGACGATCTCGGATCGCTCAATCTCAAGCGTCACGGGCCTTTCAGCGCAGGGACCGTCGAGCAGGTAGCGCGAGACGATGCCTGATACGGAATGCGGAATCATGGCCAGATCAGATCGAAAAGGGCTGGCACATTCCAGATGGCGAAAACGGCAAGCGTTGTCAGCAGCTTGACGAGGAAGTCGATGGGATCAAAGTGCATTTGAAGCGATGTGGATGAGAGTTCCAGGTGCAACGTCGAAAAAGGCGACAGGCTCAGTTTTCCGCTGGGCCTCGTAGCGAGCGCGAGCGCGTTCAAGGGCGTCACGCATCGCGAAATAATCCGCGTCCGATTTGGCAGCGACGCCAGCCTCGAAAGCTCGGTTGAACATGTCGGCGACGGAATCCGCCGATGAGAATGAAAGGAACTCCTCCATTCGTGCGCGGAGGTTATCCGCTTTCCGATTGTTCAGAATGTTCATTGCGCTTCCTCCTCGGGCAAATTGGCTGCGGAGCGAATGGCTCGGATGAGCAGGCGGCGAGCCTGTGCGGAACGGCTCCGGTCCTGCTCTTGCGCAAGAGCGTCGAGCATCGCGCCCTCCTCGTCTGGAATTTCAATGTTTAGGATCATGCTGCTTGGGTTTGAAGTTGGACGCTGAAATCTTCAATGGCGCGGCGTTGAATCTCTGCGGCTTGATCGGCAGAGATCGTAATGTGCAAAAACTCTTTCTCCTTCGGACTGACCGCATCGGGCTGGATGTTGACCAAAAACCAATCCGTTGCGCCGCGCTCAATGTAAACGCGGGTGCTTTTCGCGTTGTATTTGTAAGAGTTCGCGGACGGTCCCGCTGGGCGGAACATGACCTTCGCGCCCTTCCACTTGGCCTTGGGGATCGCAGACATTTTGCGCTCCGCGCCCTTGATCGCTTCAAGAATCTGCTCGGTGCAAATCACCGTAAACGATTCCGCCTTGCCGTTTACCTTGAGGAGTTCCGCTTTAATCGCGGCGTTGTTTTGGATGTTGACTTTAATTCTCATGCTCTCTTTTGTTTTTGCCAGCGGCTCATCCGCTGACGAGGGAATTCTGCCACCTCCCTTAAAAATGGCAAGGGATTTTTTTAAGAATCCGCTTTTTTCTTTTACGGACCGGGTTAGAATGCCGCATGTCAAAAACTACAGACGCCATTAAACGTGGGAAAGAACGGGGTTACACGGCAGACCGCGAAGGCAACATTTAC